ACATTAAAGTTCTCACACTCGATGTCTAGATCACCATTAATCCATACTTTACCAGAGCCTCTTTCAACTCTTAATGCCCAGTCACCCCCTACATTCGTATGAGAGTCTAACTCAGTATGGTTCATTGTAAAGCCTTCGGAACTATTATAAGTGTCTCCAAAAGACTTGACAAGTATCGTTCCATGTGAATCAATCTGTACAGCAGAACCAGAGGCATGTGAGATAAGAATATAAGTCCCATCGCCTTCTCTACTATCACTTAATACAACATAGTTATTATCATTCTTACTGGTATAAATTGTATTGTCAAGATTCTTTTCTGGTGATATAATAGGTGGTTCATTCCAATCTCCACCTTCAATAGCACTCTTAATACCACTCTTTACAGCAGCCGCTTGTATAGGTCCCTGTCCAATCTCTGCATCTTCACCACCTAGATGTCTATGTAAAGGAGGCTTACCATACTTAGGTATAGACTCAACAGGCACATAGTTCGCTTCACTAGGCGCACCAGCTTCAGGAGGTAATTGTAGATTGACACCAGGTACTCTTCCCATTACCATAGGGTGTTGTGCATCGTCTCCATCCATAAAGAATCCAAAGCACCAGTCTCCCACTTCAGGTATCTTCTGTACACCACCATATGAGCCATCAAGTACAATCGCCCAGGGCAAATCAGCAGTAGGCATTGCTTGCTTGTCTTCTGTATGAATGCCAAACGCTCGTATCTTCACACGCCCATCATTAGTGGCATCTTGACGGTCTTCTACGACTCCCACGAACCACAGTAGATTTCTAAATCCAGCCACTATCTCTTCTCCCTAAATAAGGCACGGTCATTACTATCAGATAGGCCGCCCTTTGTCAAGCTTATGATCTGCGTGAAGTCATCCTCAAAGAAGAGGTTCGTTACGTCTGTCACCATATAAAGCCCATCTCTCTGTACATCTGGACCCTTCGTTTCACCAACTTCAACAACAGACACCATTAAAAAAATAACCATTCCTGGAATCAACGGATTACGCCCCTTGATAGAGCAATTAATAGCGTTTTTGGTCATTGAGTTCATAAATAATTTCTTTGAATTAATTACCTCTCGATAAAAAGGATAATGTCTATTGACTCCCCTGTCTTGACCTGGTACATTATAGTCTTTTAATGCATATACTTCGTCTATCACAGGCATTTGATTAGATAAAAAGTCACTGCTATGAGGTATCTTCAAGTCATCTATAGGCATATTGTCTAATATATCCTCGAGATTAGTAATTGTCCTAGACGTTGTGCGATTTAATAGGTCTATCTCTAGCATTGATGTCTTATACTGACCTTCATTGATCTCATTTAATGTATTAGATGGATCACCATAGTTTATGCCTGCGACTGTCTGTTGATTTCTTAGCTGACCATTAGGTGAATTATCGTCAGCGATCTTTGCTGTGTAAAATAAAAGATTGTTTTCTTCTAATGCCTCTTGCGTTATGACTTTATCTTTGTATTTCTTATACAAATATTCAGGTGTACAGAAATAAAAGTTTTCTTTTGTCTCGAAGAACATATAATTATTAGTAGAACTCTCACCGCCGTAGGCTTTTCTGGCGAGGAAACTCATCGTGGCGGCGGGCGTTAGGCTCGGAATCGCATAGGTCTGATTCCCCACAGTGGGTTCGATCTCAATTGTCTTTGATGAGGTGTCAAAGTAAGTATCGAATACTGATTGTACCATATCTGATATGAGTTGATTCGCAAATGATTGTCGAACTTCATCTTGATGGGCAGTTAAATGTTCGATTGATGTGAAATTAATTCGATACGATAGCATATCATCTTTATTATCATGTGGTCCTAGATCATTGGCACCATAGCAAAAGAATTGTTTCTTCGTAATATCACCATAGAAATCTTTCCACTCAATTGTAACTATCTCTTCACCAATAATAGGTAGGGTACGCATGATACCTTCTGCATCTAATATATTTGCAGAGCCATTAATATTGGTACGGAACATACTCTCACTGATCTGCCACTGTGTAATGATTTGATTTAATTCAACACCAGTACCAGCCGATGCACTGATCGGTCTTATTTTAAATGAAATAAGTTCGTAGTGTCCCGCTTGAGTAGCAGGTTGATTACTTGCCATTTAATCTTCGCTCTAATAAATTTTCTATCTCACCCATATAGGCAACATTAAATAATTGAATTTGTCTTCGCTCTTCATTTAATCTAAATTCATAGTCATAAATACGAATAGGATTCCACTCACTCGCATTAAATGATGGGTCTGGATTAGGTACTGCAACATAAGTCAAGTGATTAATCTGTACATTTCGATTGTACTTACTCTCATACCATTTAATATTAGTAGTGAACGTTGTATCTCTTGACCAGTCGAGTACATATCTGCCGGTCGTGCCTGCTTCTTCTGCATATTGTTTCATAATATAATCTTCAAGACCTCTTTGAGTCTTAGGCCACTGAGTATATGGATCAACAATATCATTGACTGATAGCACTAACCATGCTAACTCTGAGTCACCATAATAATAAAAGGCAACATCTTCTGGCTTCTCGCCTTCTTTTACTGTATAGGGTAGATATGCTGTACCACTGTTCGACACTTTTAATTTACCCTTGCGAGTAATATCTACAACAGAGTTGCCATCTTTTCTTTTTGTCAGAGGGAATTTACTAAAATAGCTCATTATATGTCCTCTTGTTGGGTTGTAGTACCGCCTTCAGCATTTAATATATCACCGATATCATCTAAAAGTTCTTGTGTGTCTGCATCTATATCAAACTCTGATCTTTCTGGTAATACTTCAACTGATATCATATCGTCTGGTTGATAATCTGCTTTAGTGTGAATAGCGGCTTCTGTCATGATCATATTAATTCGTACTGCACTAGGCTTACCACCTCTATTTAATGCAATACCGTTTGGTGTGTAGTCAACATTAAATTGTGATACCATACATGTCTTTAATTTATAGAAGAAATTCTGATTGATACCATGAAAGAAACAGTCAACCATTGCTGGATACTTTAATAGTCCACGACCAAGCGTTGACTTACTCACACTCTCACCTATTACCCCATCCATCTCTGGAGTTACGTGACGTTGAATTGTTCGAATAATCTTTCTTAATGTCTCGGCTTCTTGTGGTGTGTCAGGCGATAATAGCCACTCAAATGTGTGTACTTTTAGATCAACACCGCTAAATACAAGAGTTGCATATGGGTTAATTGCAGTACCTTTGCCAGCACCAATACCCTTTGCGACATCTGGTGCAATGCCACCTAAACCTGCTCTTGCTAGAAATAGTCCAGTGTTTAAGGTTTTATCTAATGCGCCGGCAAGAGAATCAATAGCGGCTACTTGTCCCGCTTCTTCCGATCCTTGTCCAAACATGTTTTTTAATTTAGCGTTTATTGATGTCGTATCACTCGCTAAGTCTGCACCACCTGTTGTAGCCTCAGCTGCCAATGATCCCACAATGCCCAGTTCGTCTGCGCCCACTTTAATATTTAAATTGTCTTGTAGATTTTTGGGTAGAGGTAGAATAATGCTGTCATTACTGACCTCTTGCATGTGAGTACTACCACCATATCTATAATTCTTAAAGTTGAGTATCATAGCATGATGACCAATGTCATGAGGAAAGTATAAACCTAAATTATTATTTAAGTTCTGCTTTCTTTGTTCGGCAACAGCGGCTGCTGGCTTGATGGTGTCATTATTCATCTGATTTAATTACCTTGTATAAATACTATGTTAGACTAATTACAATTATTTATATGAGTTCACATGGCTTATCAAGGAAAATTTCGACCAAGAAACCCTTCAAAATATCTGGGTGATCCTACGAATGTTATCTATAGATCACACTGGGAGTTGAAGCTTATGTCTTATTTAGACAGACACCCGCACGTCATGAAGTGGGCGAGCGAAGAAGTCATCATACCGTACAAAAGTCCTATTGATGGGCGAATGCACAGATACTTCCCAGACTTCTACGTAGAACAGATAAATAAAGATAAGAAGAAAGAAAAGATATTGATAGAGGTCAAGCCTAAGTATCAGACTATACCTCCTGTGGTGAAAAGAAATGGAAGTAAGCCAACTAAGAAGTATATTAATGAGGTAAAGACATGGGGCATAAATCAAGCTAAGTGGGATGCAGCCCGTGAGTTTTGTTTAGACAAAGGATGGAAGTTTCAAATAATGCACGAGGATCATTTAGGAATAAAATGACAGGTAAATTATCAAATGCTTTTGCTAAGGGACAGACTATGTTCTTTAGATTTTTTGCTGATACGTTTTTCGCAAAGCGTTATGGGCATAGGGCAGTTGTACTAGAAACAATTGCAGGTGTACCAGGTATGGTAGCTGGCATGTGGATTCACTTGAAGTCTCTCAGAAAAGCAAAGACTGGTTACGGTCCACAAATCAGAGAGTTGCTTGCTGAAGCAGAGAATGAGAGAATGCATCTCATGTTCTTTATTAAAATAGCAAAGCCAAACGTGTTTGAGCGATTGCTTATATTGTCAGCACAGATTATTTTCTGGCATTACTATTTAATTCTATACATTTTCTTTCCTAAGACTGCACATAGAATGATACATTACTTCGAGGAAGAAGCAGTGAGAAGCTATACAAGCTATCTGGAGATGATTGAATCAGGTGATATAGATAATATACCTGCACCAGAAATGGCTATATCATATTACAACTTAAATTCAGATGCTAGGTTGAGTGATATGATCGTAAGAGTTAGGGAAGATGAAAAGCATCACGCAGAAGTTAACCATAGGATGTCATTATGAATTATAAAGGAAACAATGTTGAGTGTCTGACACCGACTAAAAAGCACATCATTGACGATCAGACAAAAAGGTCTGAGTCAAGAAAAGCCAAAGCGGCGGCTAATTATATTAACATGAGAATGGAGCAATTAGCTGTTGAACGAGACAATCCACATAACAGTGAGATGGACTCTAAATGGTACAACAGAATAATCCAGGAGTTGGACTGGGCACAACAATCAATTAATAAAACAACCCAGCGCAACTGTTTTATGGAGAAGAAATAGATGTACGAGTATAAATGTAAAGTATTAAGAGTGGTAGATGGCGACACAGTAGACGTAGACATCGATTTAGGATTCGGTGTTTGGCTTCACCGTGAGCGAGTACGAGTCATGGGTATTGACACCCCCGAATCAAGAACAAGAGATAAAGTAGAGAAGAAGTTTGGTCTTGCCGCTAAGTCACATGTAAAAGATATGCTACCTCTTGGCTCTATTCAGGTGCTAAAGACTGAAGTAGACAAGAGTGGCGAAGATGCAAAGGGTAAGTTTGGACGTATTCTTGGTGACTTCTTACTAGATCAAGAAGACGGCAGTGTCAAACGAATGACCGAGATTATGATTGAAGACGGTCATGCAGTGCCATATCACGGACAATCTAAAGACGAAATTCATGAGGCACACATGAAAAATCGTGAACGATTAATTGAAGAAGGCGTAGTAGAAATCTAATGGCAACTCTCTTTGATGAAATTCTAACTAAAGGTGTTCGAACAGGACAAGTACCAGCACGTACTCAAGGTGCCCGTAACTGGTATCGTGACAC